AGCCACCGGGTCAATTGTCGTCGCCACACGCTACTTTCAGGAAAGTAGTAACCGGAATCTTACACAGTTTTCAGGGGAACTTAATCCCTGCATCCTGAGGTACCATTTCATAGAATGGGCTTCCCTATGTGTATCAGGCTCTGTTCTTTGCTACTGCATTCTTTATTTGCTGCTAGTATAACAGCAAACGAATTTATTGTCAACCATATTGAAGTGCATCAGCCTGGCCAGCTTTCGTATCGAATACATTTACGATGCACTTTAATATGGTGCCCACTCTTGGAATCGAACCAAGCACCCCCGCCTTATCAAGACGATGCTCTAACCGAATGAGCTAAGTGGGCAAGTATGGTATAATCTACCAAGCATATTGTGCTTGTATCACAGTTAGTTATACCATTAACTGGTACACCCAAGGGAATTCGAATCCCTGTTACCGCCGTGAAAGGGCGGGGTCCTAGGCCACTAGACGATGGGTGCATAAAACTTAAATTTTTAAAGATATTGCTACGATTCAGACATTGTATCTCGTTTTGGATTTAATGTCAAATATTATTTGGTCCGAGTTGAGAGATTCGAACTCCCGACCCTCTGGTCCCAAACCAGATGCGCTACCAGACTGCGCTAAACTCGGAAACTTGGTGGAGGTAAACGGGATCGAACCGATGACCTTTAGCTTGCAAAGCTACTGCTCTCCCAGCTGAGCTATACCCCCATTAAAACTGGCCTGCCCGAGACGATTCGAACGTCCGACCCACAGCTTAGAAGGCTGTTGCTCTATCCGACTGAGCTACGGGCAGATAATTAATTCACAGTATATCTCAACTGTGAATTAATGTCAACCTAAGACTGTAGGATTCGGCTATGTTTGGGCACACCGCTAATCAAATATTCCATTTGATCCGCAAGAATGTTTCTATTTTGCAAAATCATACTTTCAAAGTGATTAGGTTCATATGGTACGTATAGTAGTTCCATACGACTTTCTTTTAATGTTTTACTGTCTTTCTTTCCGTTGCATGGTTTACATGCAGTAACAACATTCATCCATGTGTTTACACCACCCTTGCTTTTAGGCACAATGTGATCACGGCTTAGATGATTACTGTTAAGAAAATGTCCACCGCAGTATGCACAAACATGTCTGTCACGTCCAAACAATGTTTTGTTTGTTAGTGCTACTTTGCCATGCTTACTAGGATCGAATCCATGTCCTTTAATTGCAATAATACTAGGGGTTTCAATGTAACTTAGGCTTCCATCATTCTGAATTCCCCCACGAAACTTTGCAACAACTTCACCTAGCGACCATGCAACCATATCTTTCGCAAAATATGTAATTGCATTTTCATGCGAAATCCATTGTCTTGGGATTCCACCGATGTCCAACGCTAGTACTGACATGATTCTCTCCTTTTAAGTTAATATTATTTAGACACACTCAATTAGGGGTCAGGCTTTCTACCGTCAAAGGGTAGCGCCGCGTTCATCTAATGAATATGTATGATAAAGCAAACTGGTACCACATTTCAGGTGTGATTCATTTTTCAAAGCCAATTTGCTTTATCATTCCCGTTTTACTCTGCTGTTACCGCCAGCATTTTCATCAGGGGCTCCGCCCGTTTTGTGCATGTTTATAGTGCGCACTAAGACCTCGTTTCTCACACACTGTAAACGTATTAAGATTCTAACACGTTATCTATTTTATTGTCAACCTTTTCAATATAACCATATTGCAACCTTAATCTTTCAAATTTTTCTCTTATCAATTTGTCAAGTTGTTCATCTGATAACATATGGTCGTTGACAAACTTATCATTTTTGTAATTCATTTGTTGTTCTCCATATAACAAAAAACCCTGAGACTTTTTGAGTTCTCAGGGTTTAGATAATCCTACTATGCAACTACACTTTACCTAAACCCCAAATCCTCAATAATATTGCGGTCACTTGTTAAGGCATAAAACCCTACAGGCATCCACACCATTAGTGATGGCTGCTTTTTGGTTATATGTATACAAGTAAAGTTTCTCATAGTAATTTTATTTAGTCCTGATTCAAAATATTATACTTTTTAATGCAATAAATGTCAACTTTTTATTGACCCAAAAGCTTGTTTCAATTTATACATCATTTCTGAAACACTATTAACAATGTCTAAATTATCTTCTGACATATACTGTATTGTATCTTCATCATCAATTATACACAACGTTCTTAGTGCCCTATTTGACGTTACATCAATTCCTATGTGTTCTGCTAAACTAAGCTTTGGTTGGCTATTGTCTGAAAAAAGCCACATAGAGGGTATCATTTTAGTTGATATAGAATCCCAAGCTTTAGTTGAAAAGTCAGGGTTGGTTGATCCTATTAATAACGTCACTCCATTCTTACTTAATTCTGTAGTAATTTTATTAAAGGAAATAAGTTCTTCCGGAAATACATAATTAAAATCTTCAGGATAAAAAATAATAATTTTCCATAATCCCGCTAATGTATTTTCAGTAATTATCTTTCTCCCATTGGGAGAACTCTCGTTTGGTTTAATTGCGTTAATGGCAAATGTGCCTAACTTTTGACCTATATTCTTCATTAGAATATTTATTCTTCAGATTTACCCCATTTAATCTTTAACCATAATCTCTCATGTACATAATGTAGTATAGTTAAAACAATGTTGGCCATTATCGCTCCGGACCATCCTGCCCATATTGCTGTGACTAAAGTTGCTATTATTCTCCATACTACTGCTCTCGCTATTGTTCTTTTGTGTGTTTCTGTCATAATTTATCCTATAAAAAAGCCCCTTTCGGGGCTGATTAGTTACTTAACACTCTTGCTACAGACGTTATAACTGCTGCTATTCGCCCAATGTCACGTAATTGTTCTACCGTGTATCCTTCTTTTTTAAGTGTTTCATAATGTGCTTTCACACAAAAATGGCACTTGCCTACAATACTTGCTGCTAAACTATATGCCTCAAATCTTGCTTTGGTTGTGCCACCATGACTTGAAATTGCATTCATACGCAATTGTGCTGGTAAGCCTTTAAGATTTTCGTCATCAGCCATTTCAACAAATGGATACCAAATGTTGTTTTGTGCCATCAAACTTGCTGCTGTTAATGCTGCGTCAGCCTCTTTACGGTCAGCTAATTGACTATGAACCCATGTCCAAAATTTGCTATTACCAGTTGCAAACGCTGCTGCAAGTGCCACTGCCTCTGCTTCTTCAACTGGTAATGTGCTACGCTTGATTACTGCATCTATGTTTAATTTTGTATCCTTAGCATATTCAGGGATACTTTGTTCTTTTAATGCGTCTACCCATGCTGTCATTTTGTTAATGCTCCTAATTGTTTATATCCTTTATACGTAGGATGTACCTTATCTGGAGATAGTTCAGGAATAATAACGAAAGTATCACCATAGTGCCTAGCAATCTTTTTTACTATTTCTTGTTTCTCTGGTTTAATCGCAGGAACAATCCAAAACACACGATCAGAATTAACAAAGCTTCTTAATGCTACTAATTCTATTTCGGTGTTTAAATGTTTAAAATCATTACTACCTAAACTAATAATTGTAGCTTTAGCAGGTCTGATTTTTTTAACGTATGCATCATTCCAGTCTTTGCTGTTGATACCGCTTTGAGCATAAGCCACACATTCAGTGCGTATTTGGCTTACACCCTTTGCTATACTATCTCCTAAGATAAGGCACTCTAACATTATAGTGTCTCGCCACCAACTATGCGATTACATGCACACAATTCACCTGTTTGTAGTGCATCCAATACACGCAATGTTTCTTCTGGGCTACGACCAACGTTTAGATTGTTGACTGTAACATGTTGAATAACATTGTCTGGGTCAACGATGAATGTAGCACGAAGTGCTGCACCTGCTGGAGCAAAGAAAATACCAAGCTGATTGATCAAACTTGATTCGCCACGCTGCGTATCTGCAAATTGCACGTGAGTAATCTTTGCTAAATCAGGGTGTGCTTTCTGCCATGCTAATTTACAGAATTCATTGTCTGTAGAACCTGTCAATAGAACTGCATCACGATCTTTAAAATCGTTTGTTAATTTGTCATATGCTACGATTTCTGTTGGACATACGAATGTGAAATCTTTTGGGTAGTAAACGATAACTTTCCATTTACCTTCAAAACTTGTGTCAGTAATATCAAAAAACTGATCACTACCTGGGTTGACGCCTGTTACTGCGAACTTCTCAATTTTATCACCTACTGTTTTCATTTGTGTCTCCTTATGTGTGAATGAAATTATAAAAATATTGCATATTATAATCTAGTTATTTAGCTTTTTTAATTTGTTTGGGTAAATTTGTTTCATATTAAATATATTTTATGAATACCTTTGTACTAAATCCAAACTTGTATGATGTTGTTTTTCTAAGTTATGACGAACCCAATGCTGAGGAAAACTATCAACATTTACTTTCACTAAAACCAAAAGCAAAAAGAATTGACGGCATTAAGGGCAGTGATGCTGCGCACAAAGCCGTTGCAGATATAGTTAAGACAGATAGAGTTATCATTGTAGACGGTGATAACAAAATTGCTACAAATTTTTTTCGCTTTAATGTTTATACCAAACCACATTTTGATTGGACTGATTATGTTTTCAGTTATAGTAGCTTTAATCCTGTAAACAACAATTGCTATGGCAATGGTGGTATTAAGTGTTGGCCTGTACATTTATTAAAAGAAATGCGTACACATGAAGCAGGTGATAGCGTTGATTTTCAACTTGATAAATACCTAGAATTAAACAGGATTGGCAGTGAAACAATTATAAATCAAAGTCCACAACAAGCATTTCGTGCAGGCTTTAGAGATGGTATGAAGTTACTAGATAGTGGACAAAAAGATTTTGAAAAGATGGATTGGCGTAACCGTGAAAGACTTTATAATTGGATGCATTTAGGCAGTGACGTTAAGAATGGATTATGGGCAATATATGGTGCAAGGTTAGGAGCATTTTTATTACTTAGAGGGTATGACATAAGAGTACTAAATGACTTTAGCCAATTAGATGAAATATTTGAAGTTTATAGCAGAATAGCATCAAGTAATTTACAATCAGAATGTGACATATTAGGAAAAACATTTAATAGCAAATATGTACATGATGTTTTAAGTAGTAACGAAAGTATAGAAATCAAAAAGAACTATGTTCCCCCAAAACGCAGTGCAGAAGAATTTTTAGCAGTCACAAGTAAGGAAGATATAGAACAATTTTATGCAAATACCATTTGAGAAAATAGTAAGGTTTGGGCAGCACACAATGCTGGAACATCCTCTTTTTTCTGTAAGTTGGATATTAGGAAGGTTCTGTAATTACAAATGCAGTTATTGTTGGCCCTATGCGAACTCTGACACACCTGATTATCAATCGTTGGACATTTACAAACACGCAATAGATCAAATTAAACTACAAGCAAGGCAAAATAAATTTACTGACTTTCATTGGTCATTCAGTGGCGGAGAGCCTACTGCTTACAAGAATTTACTAGAACTAATAAAACATTTAGAAGATGGGATCACCCCATATCAAAGTATTCATATGACTACTAATTTAAGTCCTAGTAAGAAGTGGTGGAGTAAATGGTGTAGCAACACCGACCTTCTTCAACGCAGATCCATAACTGCAAGTTATCATAGTGAATTTGCAAATGAGAATGAGTTTGCAGAAAAATGTTTATTCTTAATGGGTGAAAATGTTTATGTGACTATTAATCAAGTTATGGTTCCTAATCAGTTCTATGAGTTGTATGAAAGGTGTCAACGATTTGCAGATAAAGGCATTAATGTTACATTAAAACCACAGAGCAATGAAAGTGCAAACGCCATAGTAGATGGATATACAACTGACATGATTGACATAATGCAAAACGGATTCCCTCAAAAAGTTAATGAACAAGAATTGTACCAAATACGTTTATACGATGCTGATAATACAGAATATAAATTTGATCAAGCCGAAAGATTTAATGCATTTGGTTTCAACCAATTTACCAATTGGCATTGCAATAGCGGCTATCAAAGTGTTATAATTCGTGGCAATGAAGTTAAGCGTGGTTACAGTTGTCGTGATGTTAAACTAGGCACACTGGATAAAGGTTTTGGTTTGTTTGGTAATCCTGTAACTTGTATAACAGAGAGATGTGTAAGCAGCGCAGACAGTAAAATACCAAAATGCAAATAGACTTAGAACATATAATGTTTTGGATGGATGCTATTCGTAATAGCAATGATCCATTGCGAACATTAGAAAGTTTTTGGAAGGGCCAACTTCGCAGCAAAGAATGGTTAATTAAAAACTTAGGCGTATATGTTGGTAAGCCTGTAACTATTGACATATTTGGTGGTTGGAACGGTGTGCTTGCTAGCATGTTGTTTCATGCACCCTACCCAGTAAAATCAATTCGCAGTATTGATATTGATCCTAAATGCGAATCTACTGCGACTACGATGAATAAGCTTGAACACATTGCTGGTCGTTTTCATGCAGTTACAGCAGATATGTGTAATCTACGCAGTGACGCAGATGTTGCAATTAATACTAGTTGTGAGCATATTACTCAGGATCAATATGAACAATGGTTAACTGGTTTACCATATAATAGTCTGATTGTACTACAAAGCAACAATTACAATATACATGAACACATTCGTACAGCAGACAGTTTAGAAGAATTTATAGAGCAAAGTCATCTAGATGTTTATTGGTCAGGTAAGTTGGAATTACCATTATATGATCGTTATATGATTATCGGAAAAGCT